GACGCACAGCAAGCATCGTTGACGCTCGGTACGAATCTCTTTCTCGGTCGTATGCCTGACTCACCTGATGCTTGTGTTGCGCTGTACGAGTACGGCGGTTCAGCACCTGACAACACGATGGGTGGCGGTCTGCCTGTGTTGCAGAATCCAAGTGTGCAGATCGCTGTGCGTGAAGTGTTGTATGCGTCAGCAGAGTCTCTGATCAGTCTTTGTTGGATAACTCTTGAAGGCATCATCGATATGTCGTTATCGGGTACGAGATACAACCGTGTGACTGCGATTCAATCACCGTTCGTTCTTGAACGTGACAGTCAAGATCGAGTGATCTTTGTACAGAACTTCAATGTCACACGAGCGTACTGATGACTGTTGACCCTTATGCAGAGACAAGGCTTGTACCTGAGCATGAACGCACAACTCGAACGAGCGTGCGTTGTGGCAACTGCGGGAAGTTACTTGCTGAGATGATCACTTCACCTTGGCGCATACGTTGCACAAGATGCAAAGAGATCAACGAGTCAGCGAGTTAGTTGCAAGGCTCTGACCAAGGCTTCCAACCGCATAAGCCTTTCTCTTCACGTGAAGAGTACAACTTGTAAGCGAACCACAAGTTGTTGCGAGGGTCGAACATATCGTCAGGGTGCGAAAGACCCATCTCGTTCAACCACGAGGTGTGAATCTGATTGATCTGGCTCAAGCCTGCGTCGTGACCGTTCCACGCATCGAACGTGCAACGGCTCTCTGTGTACAGAACTGTGCTCAGTGTTGACCACTGTTCTTCTTGCCAGCCGACTTCGAGTGCAAGATCGTGCCATTCACCGCATTGACCGTGTAGTTGTCGTTGCTCGTCGATGTAGTCAAGCGGGTCTGACTGCAAAGGCACTTCAGTCGTTGTTGTGCTTGTCGTTGTCGTTGTTGTAGTTGTTGCTGGTGCTTGTGCAGTGACGGGTGATAACACAATGGGGGTCGTCTGCGGGGGTGAAGACGTTGTGTCTTTCACACCGCCACCGCACGAAGCGATCAGCGACAACGTTGCGAGCGCAAGGCTCGTTCGTCGAATCATGAATTACATCTTACAGGATTGTGACGATCGTGTGTCATCGCACTACCACGCTAAGTCTTGAACAGTGACGAGTACGTCTTCATCGTCTTGATCAATCGCAAGCAAAGTCATATCGCCGAACTCACCTTCTTTCAAGATCATGTTCACTAACTCGTCGAGAGACGCACAAGAGAACACGACATACTCTTGATCGAACGCAAACCATTCAGGATAGATGTCTTCTGTTTCAAGTTGCCAATCGTCAGCGTTCAATGAGACGAGAGCAGTGAAGACTTCGATCGAGTTCTCAGGGTTGAAGTAATCAACACCGACGAACTGTCGATCAACGTTGTCAAGCGTTCGAGTGATCACGTTGTATCTGATCATGAGTCTGCCCCGTCGTATTTCATTGAGAACAGTTGCAATGCGCCGACTGTTGTGAGTGCGATGAACGCAGGTATCAGAGTGATTCGAGTGACTTCGCATATAGCGATGCTGACACCGAACGAGAAGAAGTTGAGCCACCATATGTAGTCAAGCCACCTACCGATGCGAGGTTCACGCCTAAGCGTCTGTCTCTTGACGATCGTCTGCTTGTGAGTCACAGCACACCTCGTCGATTCTCGTAGCAACCGATCGCCTCTGTGAGGGTGTGTCGATAGTCGCCGTGTTCAGCGACGAAGCCTTCGGGTCGATCAATGACAGTCCACACGGCGTAGTCGTGGAAGTTCTCACCGTCTCGAACGCAGACTGCGATATATGTTGCGTACGAGTCGCTAGGAACTGCGTCACGAGTCTTCGTGCATACAACGACTGTCGCACCGTTCGTGAGCACTGAGCCTGCTTGCAGGGTGCGATCAGGTTGAATCTCTTTCATGAGTGGTTTGCTTTCAGGTAAGAATCGGTTGTATACGTGCTGAAGTGCTTGAAGAGCCTCGTCGATGACTTTGATTGACTCGATGTCTGAGTCTTCGTCTTCGTGGAACCAATCTCTGTGAGAGACAAGAGCGTCAGCAAGAGCGTCAGTGTTCTCTTCGATCGAGTTCAGAATGATCGAGTCTCGTGTGCTTGCTTTCTTCGTGATGAGATCGTTCAAGACTTTGACTGCGTGCGTTACTGAATCCGATAACGCTGTCTCGTTCTCGACGTACGACGCACCGAGATACGCTGAAGTCCACATGATGTCGTCTTCGTACTTCACGTTGGCGACTGTGCCTTCTGTGAAGAACTGTTCTTCTGCGTCTGTGTTCCATTCCCACTCGAAAGAGCGAGCGTCGAACGAGATGACGAAGTGATGAATATGGGGTGACTGTTGCATTGCTGTTCTCCTGTTCTTGTTGTCTTGAGTGTACTAGATCGGTGTAGTGCAGTTGTTGTCAATCTGTGAGAGCGATAGTCACTTCGCTTGATCAGGCTCGAAGTCGATGATCTGATCGACTGTGATGAACTTGAATCGATTATGACCGCCGATGTTGCGAGCAATGATCGTCACACCGTCTGCGTCGAGTTGAAAGTTGCCTAGCACAAACTTCATCTCGTAAGTGTTGAGAGTTGTGTAGTACAACTTGCCTCGACTCTCGCCGTTGCAGGTGATCAAGTGTGCGTTCGTCTTCATGATGGTTTCTCCTGTTGTTAGTTGATGCGCTGGTAGTTGATCTTGTGAATCTTCTTGCTCTCATCGACAAAGATCGTGAAGACAGTCTTGCCTTCTTGAGCGTCGTCGAGATCAGACTGTGCTTGAAGAACTTGCTCAAGATTCTGAGCAATGCTTTGCTGATGTCGAGCGCATCGAATCTGTTGTTCTTTGACGAACGTGACATCGAAACCGCTTTCGACGATCGTTGAGACGAACTTGTACTTGATCGTCTTGCGATGCTCTTCTTCTCGTTCAAGTCTTACGCTTTCAAGAAGTCGAGCACGAGCGTGCTGATATTGAACTTGATCTGAAGTGTTCATGATCAGTTGCTCACTTCTGCAAAAGTCCACTGAGCGACGAGCGATGCGGGCCACGTTGCAAGACTGATATGAGCAATCTTGTTGAAGACAACTTTTGTCTCAGCAGTGACGTACTCGGCTGTGCTTTTGCGAATCGTGACTTGCATCTTCTTGCGGGGTTCGTCGATCACGTAATTCGTGACGATGTACGTCCCGCCCTCAATGATGTCGCTTGCGTTGATGGTGTTCGTGGTGTTGTTCATAGAAGAGATCATATACACGTACTTGTACAAGATGCGACATATGCACGACATTTCTCAAAATATGTCTCTGACCAGCACTTATCGAACCTAGAATCACGCAGGAAACAGTCTCAACCTACGATCTCGACAGCATCGCACCTGCTACGATTCGCTCAACAAGTGTGCGCTCGTCGCCGTAGGTGTCCGTGTGACCGTCAAGTCTTGACTGTCGCTCGGCGTTATCTCAGATGAGGAACTTCATGCGATACAGAGTCACAGGTGGACAAGACGGCATCAGTGGTATTGACGTTGCTGACAAGCGATACGAAGCAGGCGACGAAGTAGAACTCACTGTGAAGCAGTCAGAGTGGTTGCTTGAACAAGGCTACGTCGAAGCAATCGACGCATCAGCAAAGAAGAGCAAGAACGCACCTGTCGTCGTCGAAGAAGTTTCAACTGAACCTGAGGTTATCTGATGCCTACATTCATTCACGGCAAGTCGACGGGCGTATTCGTTGACGCTTACGATCTTTCAACGTATTTCAACTCTGCCGATTACGCATCGACGATCGACACTGCCGAGGTCACTTCGTTCGGTTCTTCTGCGAAGTCGTACATCACAGGTCTCAACGACGCAACGTTGAGTCTGTCGGGCTTGTACTCGCAAGACGCTGGCGGCTCTGACGTTGCGTTGAGCACTCTTCTTGGTCAAGCATCGAGTCCTGCTGTCACTGTGGTGTACAACACAGGCACGATCGGCAATCGTTGCATCGTCGGTCAAGCACACGAGACTTCTTATTCGATCTCGAACCCTGTTGCTGACGTGTCAAGCGTGAGTGCTGACTTCAATGCGACTGCTGGTGCTGTCACTGATCAGGTGTACGGTATTCGTGGCGGTGTCGTACTCACTACGGGTGCGTCAATTCTCTACAGTGCTCTCGGTGCTCTTGCAAGTGTTGACAATGCCGCATCGTCAGCGGCTGGTTCGCTTGCGACTCTTCACGTCACGACTAACTCAATCGCTGGCGGTGCAACAACTGTGCTCGTACAACACTCGCCTGACAACTCTACTTGGGCAACTCTTATCACGTTCACTGCTGTAGCGGCAGGTGCAACAGTCGGCGTATCAAAAGCAAGCACAGGCACTGTCAATCGTTACGTCAGAGTCACAGCAAGCACAGCAGGTTCTTCAGGTTCAATCACTTTCAACGTCGGGTTCGCCCGCAACTAAT